CCTCGCCGCGTACATTACCGCTCACTCGACTATTCTGGGCCCGCTTGTCTATATCGACATGATACCTACAGACTCAGGCGATGCGATGATGATACGCGCGAACCCAGGGAACCCGGTTGAGACTCGATACCTTGACGGATCAAGAGACGGGCAATTCCCGTTTTCTCTTTACTGCCGAAGCAACGACGGAGAAAAAGCATACGACCAGTTATGCGACCTGTTGCCGGTTTTGGATTTACAGGATGTTTATTTGACAAATGAAACTTTGGTGACAATCGTTCCAACCTCGAACCCTTCGCTTGTGCAGAAGACCGAGGGGGGCGACTACACATATACAGCCGGTTTCCGGCTGAACTACTTTACGGAAAGGAGCTAGGAAATGGCAGGAACTTTTGAACTGAACTTTTACGATCTGTTCGAAATTGACGTAACGCCGGAAAGCACCGCGACATATAAACGTCTCGGGCGCGGAATATCCGGATTTACTCCGAATCTTAACGAAAACAAGGACCAGACGCCGTACCTTGACGGCAACGGATGGGGCTCATCTGATGTAATCGGCAAACAGCTCACCTTCGACGCAACCGGTCACAGGGTAATCGGTGACGCCGCGCAGGACTACATTGCATCGAAATATCTAGCGCTTGGCGACGATCTCAAGACGCACTTCCGCGCCTATGATTCTCGCGGCGTTTGCAAGTCAGGCGAATGCACGATAAACAATATCGTCATCGGCGGAGGCGACGCACAGGGAAAGAAAGAATTCTCTTTCTCGATCGACATCAACGGACAGCCGGCAATGACTTCCGCGACCGCTGCAGCTACCCTGACAGCGACAATCGGCGCTGGTTCTGCAGCAGGAACTACAAAGTTCACCGCGACCGCTGGAGCAGGAAACACGCTTGCGTACAAACTTACTGCTGCAACACAGACGGCGTATCAGGACGGCTACCCCGGACTGCTCACAGCGTACACCTCGGGGGATAACATATCGGCTTCGGTCGGGCAGTACCTCGGAATGTACGAGCTTAACGCTTACGGACGCGTGGTAAAGTTCGCGGTCGAAGCGCTTGAATCTGGCGACTTCCCGGAATAATTGGTTGGCGGGGCTTCGGCTCCGCCTTTTAATAAAATGGAGGTGACGAAATGAAACTAAAATCAAGCATAAAGACACTGGAAATTGAAGACGCGAAAGGCAAGAAAAAAGTATATAGCTTTGAAACCGGCGACCCGGTTGTATTAGAGCTTTGGATCTCAAAGTTCAACGAGCTGAAAAAGCTCACAGAAACAAATCTTGACGGCAAGGAAATATCCGCGCTGTACAACATCGAACGAGACCTGATTGTTATGGTGCTCGGTGAAAAAGCATGGAAAGAAATCAAGCGTAAATGCAACAATTCGGTTTACACTCTTTTCCCGGTCCTCGCAGAACTGATGAGACTGATAAACGAGAGCAGCGACGAGAACGCAAAAATGTTTGAACTGGTAAAGGTTAAAAAATGAACCTCCTCCTCGAAGAGCTACCGGAATCGTTCAACGGGAAAAAGTTTAATTCTGATTTCCGCGCGGCACTGCGGTTCTTCGAGGTTTTTGAATCTGACAAGACAGATCAGGAAAAAGCAGAATCGGTAATACAGTTGTTCTTTCCTGAAGGGCTTCCAGAAGGCGACCCGTGGCCGTTCATCGAAGAGTTTTTATCTGGAGGAGAGCGGAACGAAGGCGGAGGCGGGAAAAAGTCTTTTGACTTCTCGATCGACTCCGGGCGCATATACGCTTCATTCCTTCAGGCGTATCAAATAGACCTGCGAAGCGTTAAGATGCACTGGTACATTTTCCTTGAACTTTTCCGCGGGCTCCCGGACAACACCGTGATGCAGCGCGTTATAGAATTGCGATTGAAGGAGCCGGACAAAAACGACTCAGCAGAATACAGACAGCGACTCAGGCGCGCGCAGGACGCAGTACGACTAGACACGCCGGGACTTGGCGCACTCTTTGGGGGATAAAGATGGCAGACGGTAGCATAAAGATTGATACAAAGATCGACCAGAGCGGGCTCGGCAAGGAATTGTCAAAGTTAAAGACCGGGCTTGAAAAAGGCATTGCGGTTGCAACAAAAGCCGCCGGGGTTGCTATCGGTGCTCTTGCTGTTTCATTCGGAGCCGCGACAGCCGCAGCGAAGAAGTTTGCAGACGAAACCGGACGCATTGCCGATATGTCTCAGGCGCTAGGGATGAGCAAGAAAGGCTTTCAAGAACTAAGCTACGCGCTCAAGCTTTCAGGAACATCGATCGACTCCATGCAGATGGGCATGAAGTCGCTCATGGAGAAAGCGCAGGCAAACGATAAAGCTTTTGTCAGGCTTGGCGTATCAATACGCAATGCAGACGGAAGCATGAGAGATCAGGAAACAATTCTACGCGAAACGATAGCAGCGTTTCAGCGCATGGAAGACGGCACAGAAAAAGCAATGCTTGCACAGGATCTTTTTTCGAGGTCTGGCCAGGAACTCATGCCTCTGCTCAACGACGAGGCAGGAAGCCTTGAAAAGCTGACGCAAAAAGCAAATGAACTCGGCCTTGTTATGTCAGATGAAACAATCGCATCTGGAGAAGCGCTTGGAGACGCGCTCGATGAACTTGCCATTGCAGGCTCAACACTGCTCAACAACGTGTTTGCCCCGTTCGCCGGAGTTGTCCAGAAAGTAGCAGAGTGGATGACGACGCTCTCAGGTAAAATATCAACAGCCGTAACTTTGCACACAGACCTCGGGCGCGAAACGAACACGCTCATAACCGCGACGACTAACTACAAGAAAGCAGTTGAAGACCTCGACGGCGCGCAGAAAGATATAACCGACACAGAGCGCACGCTTTTAACCGGACGAAAAGAACTTGCTCGGCTTGCTTTACAAACTGCGCTTGCGGAAACATCAAAAGGATATGCAAGCACAAGGGAAGAAATTGCAAAGCTTGAAGCGAAAGAAGCAGAGCATATAAGGAATCTTGAGAAACAATCTGCGCTGATGAAGCAGCTAGATATTGTTGCAAACGGGCCTCCGGCTGCAGCGCTTGCCGCTTCGAAGGCTCTCGGTATATCTATTGAATCTGCGCAGAAATCATATGGTGTAGCTGCAAAAAACTTTGAAACTGAAAACGCAAAGCTTATAAAAACACAGACAGAACTCGGAACTATAAGCGTAGAATATACCGAAACAATCGCACAGCTCGGTCGCGCAATAAACGATGGAACGCTAAACATAGACATATACAAAACCACAAACAGAGCGCTATACGATGAAATTCATGGCGTCAGCTGAGGCTCAGAAATTACTTAACAAAACGATAGAAGACGCACCGTCAGCCGGAACAACTCCTGCTTCCGGAACTGGCGGGCCATCTGTTGTTGAGCCGGTAACTGCATTATCAACCGACGTAACCGCTCGGATCACCACAGCCATGATCCTAGCGCTCAACGAAATCGACCGTCAGGCTAAAATGCTCAAGCTTAAAGAAGCCGGGCAGAAAGCGGCGAAAGAACTCGCGATCAACTTTGCAAAAGGACTTGTCACGAATACGGTAAAAGCAACGGCGGCAATCAAGAATCTTGCGCTTAACATCGGATCGGCGTTAATGGAAACAGCTCAGTTAATATCAACAGGATTTAAGGCGTTCGGTGACCTAGTCCGATTCGATTTCAACAAGGCGCTTGCAGACCTTGACGGATTTTTAAATGACGTGACAAAGTTTTTTATAGTGACGATACCAGCAATGCCGATATATTTTAAGTCAGGCTTCGAGATGATACAGAGTTTCTTGAGCGGAATGCTTTCACGCCTGCCGGAGATAACGACATATATATCAAACGCGATAAACCAGATAACCGCACTAATAATCCAGTACGGCCCGCAGATAATATCAGACGGAATATCTCTAATATCAAGTTTACTAAGCGGAATTGTTTCATCGGCGCCTCAGCTTATATCCGGTATTGTATTTTTACTTAATCAACTTTCGGCGTCTTTGATAGAGCACGGTCCACAGATGGTAAACGACGCAGGCACTCTAATAATTGCGTTAATAACAGGACTTGTAGCCGCAGCGCCTCAGCTTATACAGGCCGCGCTTACGATCATTACTTCGCTTGCGACTTTTATTTTGGACAATCTCCCGGAGATAATCCTGCTCGGCGTGCAGCTTGTAATATCATTGATTACAGGGATCGCACAGGCGTTGCCGACTTTGATACAAGCTATCGTGGACAATCTGCCTGCAATACTCGACGCGATTATCACGGCGTTCCCGCTTATAATACAAGCGATAGCCGATAACCTGCCGATGATTATAGAAGCCATAATGCGCGCAATACCGATGATCATAGTGGCTCTTATTGCGGCGTTGCCTGATATTTTATTGGCTATTTTATCAATGGCGTCTTCTATAGCGCAGGGTTTATTCGATGGGCTTGTCGCTGGTATCAAAGGGCTGTTTAAAGGGATTGGTGACGTATTTGGAAAATATATACTTGACCCTATCAAAAACTTTTTCGGCATACACTCGCCATCAACTGTTTTCTCTAGCCTCGGCGGAGACATGATACAAGGCATGATAAATGGGCTTTTATCAGCAGGCGCCGGAATATGGAATGCCGTTTCCGGGATATTTACAGGTCTTTGGGATAATATAAAAAACATTTTTTCCGGGGCCGTCGATCTCGGCAAGTCTATTGTTGGCGGGGTTTCAAGCGGGATTTCCGGCGTAACAAATGCAGTCACTGGAACCGTCAGCAATATTGTAAACGACCCTCTTGGTTCGCTTGGAGCATTCGGGGAGAAAACAATCAGCGCAGTCGGTGGTGCCGCTCAAGCAGTCGGCGGAGCTGTTTCAAACGTTGCATCTTCTGCCGTTAGCGCCGTTTCGTCTGGACTAAAAAAATTGAAGTTCTGGGCAAGCGGCACAAACTCTGCACCTGCAGGGCTTGCGGTTGTCGGCGAACGCGGGCCAGAGCTTTTGCAGATGGGCGGAGGAGAACGAGTGTATCCGTCAAACATCACAGAAAAGATCATGGCCGGTCTATCCAACTTCGGCGGGCTTGGAAACATGGGGCTTGCCGGAGCCGGAGGAATCACCATACACAATGTAATCACAGCACCGGTCATGATCGACGGCCGACAAACAGCGCGGGCGGTCTATGAGAACTGGGACAAGGTGAACAGATGATAACCATAGAAATTGCAGGCGTAGAATATCGGAGCGCTGACAATTACGAAATCAGACAGCAGGCAGGATCATCGAGTACGTCAAGCTTTGATGTGCTGGTTGACGGTACAAAGGCAGTTCCGCAATCTCTTTCAGCGTGCATAGTTTACAATGACTCAACGCCAGTTTTTCGCGGATTCGTTGAATCTGTCTCCTCGCCTCAGTACAACGGAGGCAAGGAGGTTCAGCGATACAGACTGTCGCTTACAAGCAAAGAGAGGCGGTTCTCACAGCGTATAATCTCGGACGCCTTCGAAGACAAATACACGCATGAAATTGTTCAATCTCTTTTCGACCAGTATATCTCAGCAGAAGGTATAACGCTTGGCGGAATATCAGAGAGCGTTCAAATGTACGAAAACTATAACTACGGCTTTTCAAAATTATCAGATATACTCGACGAACTCGCAGACGACATCAATGCGTCATATTATGTATCAGCAGACAATAAGTTTTACTTTCTCACACGCGATACCTTCACGCAGGTTGATATGCCATACGGAGTTACAGCCTTGACGCTTGAGGAAGACTCAGCAGACCTTCGGACTGTTCAAATTGTAACCGGAGCAAGTGAAGAGACAAGCGCGCAAACAGAGCAAACGTACTGGCTTGCAGATCAATCGGCATGGGTTTTGGGATATCAAGTCTCAAGTGTTACAGGGTTCACGATAAACGGAATAGTTGCAGGGTTTGGATTAAAGGGAGTAGATGAAGCAGATGTAACAAAAACATTTTTGTACGAAGTTGCTTCTAACTCTATAACGCTAAATACAAACGCAACAGTAAAGCCTGCAACAGGTGATAATGTCGTAATTGTATACAAGGGTTTTTATGACATCGTTATTACAAACACAAACGACGCTCTCAAGGAGTCCATTGCAACGTTGTCAGGCACAAGCGGAATCATTGAGGACGTGTACACAGACGAGACAATAGATAATTATCAGGATGCAGACACGAAAGCATCAAGCCTGTTGACTCAGTACGGAGAGCGCTCGAAGGAAATATCATGCTCATGTAAAGGGCTTGCCGATACAGAACTTTACACAATGTGGAACATAAACAGGCCAGACATAAACATAACAGGACAATATGTTGTTGTCGAAAGATCTATATCAGGCTTTGGGCCTTCCGAGTTCTGGGTGCAAGTCAAGCTGAAAAACAAGGGCTTCTTCTCGCGGTACGGAACATCACTTAAGACGGTAAAAAAGAATCGAGCGCAGACAACGAAGGTCTATAAAACCGCTTTGATCGGCGACAGCGTTTCAGCGCTCGACTCAATCGAGTTTGACCATGCAGGGCTTGTGTGCTATCCTGTTGCAAGTACAGGCGGAGCAATATTTGATACCGGAGTTCCCGGATTTTATCCGATGGGGTGTTGCTGATGAAAATAAACGAGCGAAAAAATGTAGTTGGCATTTACAAGATAGAAAAACTCGAAGGCGATAAATGGATCACAGTCGAAGAAAAAAAGAACGTCGTCGTACAAGGGTTTTTCTCCGGCCTGTTTACGCACCTGCAAGGAACAGACACGCCGATGGAAGTTACTCACTTCGCTCTCGGAACAGGAAGTACCGCTGCACTCAAGGCAAACACCGCGCTTGAAACGGAGACGTTTCGAAAGGCTAGAACGTCAATCAGTGCAACGCCGACTTCGCTTGTCGTCAAGCTTTCTCTCGCGCCTTCAGAAGCCGTCATGACCATCCGAGAGATCGGGGTTTTCATGGAAGCGACCGACACGCCGGGAAGTGGGACCCTTCTTTCACGCGTAAACGTCAACGTCGAAAAGAACGCATCTACTCAATACCTCATAACCTATACACTGACCATCCAATAAGGAGCCTACAATGGAATACACGAGAGAATACTGGCAAGCTCGCGAAGGAACGAAGTTAAACAAGTTTACAAAGCAAAACGAAACCACAACAACAGTTGAGCTTGTCAACGCTCCCGATTCTGTAACCGTTGCAGGCACGGAGGTGACGACCGCCCGGCTGAACAACATGGAGTCCGGCATCGCCGGAGCCGTCGCCGGAGTGAACGAGATACAAGGCGTTGTGGATTTTACAGATAAAGTAAATACGTTCGCAGGATTATCACAGGCATCAAGACTTTGGCGTGGCATGACAACACTTGGAAATGATGTTTATGCTTGCGTGGCTGGTGGCGACATCTACAAACAAACAGGTGGAACAGGAGACTTTATTGCATTAGGACAAACATCAAGAGCTTGGTATGGCATGACAGCTCTTGGTAATAATGTTTATGCTTGTGTGTTTAATGGCGACATCTACAAACAAACTGGTGGGGTAGGAGACTTTATTGCATTAGGACAAACGTCAAGGCTATGGGTTGGCATGACAACTCTTGGTAATGACGTGTATGCTGGCGTGTATGATGGCGACATCTACAAACAAACCGGTGGGGCAGGTGACTTTATCGCATTAGGGCAAACGTCAAGGCTATGGTTTGGC